TTGGAAATGCTGGAAGTTTAATGCATTCTCTGTATTTGTAATAGATGTGTCAAGCGGCAACATTTGGAAATCTTTCATAGCTACATAAGCTTTAGCTAGGTTTCCTTTACCCCAATCTTCTCCTAGAGAGTGCTTAGGTAATGTATTTTGATCTAACATAATTACAGTACCTAGTTCATCTACTAAGATATCAGCTATCTGATTATTTACTAAATTATATCCAATCTGGTAAGGTTTCATTAAATCTATTAATGCAGTTGACTTAGTATTTCTATCAGAGAATACAGCACCTTCTACAGGAAGTTTGCAACCATATAGATTATCATCACCTTTAAACTGGAATTTAAGAGGTCCAACTGTTGATCTATCAATACCTAAATATATAGGAGAAAAACCATTAGATATATCCATGCCATAATAGCTAGGAAGATTTGGTCCTATCTTAACTCCACCCCATACTTGGTTTATCCATATCCAATCAATATGTTCTCCAAATAATAGATTGTCCTTATTTTTATTTTTAAATAACCTATTGTCATAAATAGGTTTGTCCATTACTTTATAGTCTTCTGTAACTATTTCAGTAGTTACATTACCAGTTTCATCAATCTTTGTAAGATGCCCAAGTTTTCTTTGGGATTTCCAATATGCTGTAGTAACTCTAATTAAAAAATTAGAATCATAAAGATTAGCTGTATATCCCTCACTTTGTGCTAGTATTTGATTTACTACATCTCCATCATATCCTTGCATGTTAGCTAATTCAGTAGTATACTGTCTCATTGCTAATGAAGGCATTTCTGTATTCCAAGCATGTGACTTAGTAGCATCATAAAAAGTTCCATCATTTTGATATCCTCCAATAGAATATCCTGCAGACTGAATAGGATAAGTAGCCTCTAATGTTTCTAACTGTTCTTCTGTCATTAAATAACCATACTGATCAATTACATCAGAAGGTGTTAGCATATCTGTTTTACCTACCCAATTAGATTGAGATATATATCTTGCTTGAGGAGACTTATGGTAAAAGGTAAGAATAGGATTCCAAAGTTCTACTTCATAGTCATTTTCCATCATGCGGAAATGCCAGAATTCTCTATCAGCAACAAGCATGTCCCTAAATCCTCTTTCTTCTAGTTCATCTAAATTAAATCTTTCTGTATCTACTGCATGTTGATGACTAGCCCATTGCTCTATCATAGATCTATAATCTTTTTTAAAGAAAGATTCTATTTCTGGCAATGATTTTATATTATCAGGACTTAGTTGTTTTTGAGCTTCTTCAGAACTTGGATCTAAACCTTGTTCTACAAATGCTGCAATAAGTTTTTCTTCAGCATCTGCCATAAGGGCTTCTTCAACCATAACTCTCTTTTCTTCTAAGAGTTCATTGTAAGAAACATTATCTACAGCTCTATAAGTTAATTTAGTTGATCTTTTGGCAAATTCTGCAGTAAGTACATTTACCACATTTGGAATAATAGGATAGAATTTAAGTTCTAAAGCTGTATCTTCATTTCTGTTTGCTAGCATATCTACTATGTCAGCATACTCATTATCTTCTTCTACAATGTAATCAGATCTATCAATTATACCTTTTGCAAGTTTATAATTCTTTGTTAGTTTTCTAGCATTTCTTCTCAATTGTTTTAGACCTTCCCATTCTAACCAATCTAAGTTCCAAGCTGCCCATTCTTCATTTTTCTTTTTCTCTGGTAAAAATTGAAGAGGTTGGGTAATAGAACCCATTCTATTCCTTTCAACTTTTGCTCCTTTTTTTAACTGAAGTGCATTATATACTTGCATAGTTTCTATTTAATATTTTTAAATGCAGATCTTTTTATTGATTTGCCATTTACAGTCTTTCTTTTTCTACCCATATGTCTAAACGGACTACTATTTAATTTAAACAAATTTTCTGACTTTTGCAAGTTTTTAGCTGCATCATCACGTATAGTTTGTTTAGTATATCCTCTATTAGATTCTTGTATTCTCATAAAAGAAACTAAAGCTACAAATGATACCAGTCTATCCACGTTAACTCCATCAGCATATTCTTGCATTTCCTTAATTAGCATAGGATCAGGAATTCTTTCTACTCCATAAGTTGTTCTAACTACTGTACCATCTTCTTTTGTTTCTTGATCTAGTTCTTCTCTTACATATTCTATTCCGTAACTTAATAAGTGTGATTTAAATAATGTACCCGTGTTCTTCCAACCATACTCCTGGAAAACGTTAGCATTTGCTCCTAGATCTTTTAGAAACATGATTTGACTTTTAGGTACAAGATATCTTTGTTTCTTTCTATGGATCATGTAATTGATAAATAAAGATATGTTGTTTTCAATTACTGTCCAGGCATTATACCATTCTATTATAAGTTCTAATCTTTGATGAGTTTGTTTTATATCATCAAATCTTCCACACCAAGCTGCTACTATTTTACTTTGTTCTATATAAGTTTCTGTTTCAGTTCCAGTAATCTTGGTCACCTCTACTGAGTTTTTCATTACATAAATAGAACATAAAGATTCTGATGTTGTAGTTTTACCTTCTGATACAGGGTCAATAGATGCATAATATGTTCCAAAATCTGGCTTTTCTTTGTTAGGTCTTTCCCAAACTACAAGACATCCTGTTTTATCTTCAGTTTTTTTATTTATAGGAAACTCTTTTATAGGCTGTCTGTTACTTTTCATAACCTGAGGTTTGCCTTCAGCATCTGTAAATATATCTAAGAACTCATAAGCATATTCTTTTTCTTCTATTCTTCTTGCTTGAGCTGATAATAAATGTGTTGGAAATACTGATACAGATCTGTGATCAAATGCTTCTTTAATATTTCTTGGGTGCTGAGATATCCTTAACTGATAATCTTCTGGAGCTAGTTCTCTTTTCCATTCTTCAAATTGATTCTCTAAAGCTTCTAAAGCTTCTTTTACATTTGAGTTTCCATACTCATCTATGTGTGGAGGCATGGACCATTGTTCAGGAATAAATAAACCTGATAAACCTTCTGTACCTTTATTGTCTATTAAATTAGTTTCTACAGCATATACATCTTTAGATGTAGGATTCATTATCATATCCTTAAGAGGATTACACTGTGATAAGTCACCCACAGATCCTGCAGCTATAAACATTCCTGTAGTAGTAAGTCCTGATCTCATTGCAGGTCTCATATACTCATATGTCTTATCCATCTTAGGTGCAATTCCTGCTTCTTCATGAAAGAAGTACTTCACTGGACCACCAACACCATTTGTTGGATCTTTCTCAAATGACATACCTTGTATAGTACCTTTAAGACCTACTTCAGTTTTTCTATCTCCTTTTCTTACTTCTATCTTCTGCTGCCACATCATTACCTTATTTGGATTCATAGGTCTATACCAAGCAGTGTGTTCATTTAGGAATGCTGCATATTCATCTAAGAATTTCCAAGATCCTTTCTCATTAATATAATCTTTAAGACTGGCTCCTATCTTTAATGTAACACCTGCTTCAAACCACTGCTGATTTATTAGTTTGGCCATGTGATAATAAGAGGATGCTATCTGACGTTTTTTAAGTATAGCAACATGTTTATAATTTAACTCTGCAAGAAACTCATATAATGCCATATGATATTGTGCATCACGTATATCTGCAAAACCAAATTGTTGTATTTCTTTATTAAAGATTGGTAAGAAATTTAACCACATATAGTAGTCTCTAGCAATATACCAAACTTTGTCTTTTGATTTAAATATTACTCCTTTTCTGCATTTAAGTTTCTCATGATCCCAATATGCAATAAAGTCTCTTGATTTAAAAGGAGCATTACAATAAAAACCTTGTTCATTAAATTTGACGGCTTGATAATTAAACTCTTTTGTAGTTTCATCAAAACCATACTGACCAGGTTCTTTAAATATATTTCTTAGGTATGTAGCAAATTCTTCTCTAGATTCAAAGTCAGTAGTAGTCCAGGTTCCATTATCCCAAGTAGGTATATTCTCATATATTGCACTATCCTTGATCATAACCTAATCCAATACCACCTCTTACATTACTTTGTTGTTCTTCTTGAAGATCTTTATAAGCACCTTTAAATGATTCTCTAATTTGTTGATACTTGGCTGCAGCATTTACTAAAGAGTTTATGTTACCATCTCTTCCATGTTCTATTGGTGTAGTCTGCATATATCTACCTAATCTATCTAACATAGCTGCAATACCTTTGTATGCTCTTGAAGTTGGAGTCTCATACATTCTTTCACAAAACTTTAATGCTGCATATACATCATCATCCTCACTACTAAACTCTGCTTCTACTTCTTTTAGTATTAAATCTTCTTTTTCATGTTCTGGTGTATGAAAGAATGGATTCATATCTGGATTAGGACATGTCATGTAAAATAGATACTGGTATATCTTAAGATAATCATCAGGATGATTCTCCATTATGTCCTTTAAAGACTTTAATGTATAACAATGCTCTGTTGGTATTACTTTGCCGTTTTGTATGTCAAATAGTTTTACAATCATTTACTTTTCATTTTATCTTTATTATCCTTTAAATAATGTATTATTGAGATCACTTCATCCTTTAAATAAGGTACAGGTATCTGCACTACATCTTGCACAATAGGATCTCCTTTATCTGTGTATTTTGTTATAGGATAATCATACTCATCTTTACCCTCTACTTCAAACTGAACATGGTATATAAACATGTTTCCTGGTCTGAGTTTGGGATTGTGCTTTAATATAATATACATATAAATGCTGAGCTGTAAGGCATAGTGGTTAAAATTACAGTCATCTAAATGAGATACAGGAAACTTCATTTTTTGTGATATTCCTTCCCAATCTTTATATGATTGCATTTTAATCTCCTTATTAGTTTTGTAATCAACAATTGATACTTTACCATTTACAACTTCTACTAAATCTGACTGTCCGCATATTCCTGCAGATTTAAGGTATACCATATGTTCAGGATAAACTCCTGGTTCAAGCTTTTGTTCTGGAGCTATTTTTACACCTTGATCTTTGAATATAGGACTAAACACAGGTACTGTCATACCATCTCTTTCTATTGATGCAAATGAACATAAATCAGCTTCTCTTTGATTGTGATAAAATGTACCTAATGACATAGCTCTTTCAGATTCTTGTTTCCATATTTCCTGAATTTGCTTAGGTTTCATTCCATACCATTTAGAGTTCTTTCTTTTGCTTACTTTTTCTGCCACCTTTTTAGCATCAAAAGGCTCTTTAAAATAAGATGTTAAAGATGTAACACTAATCCATTCTATACCTTCGCCATTTGAACTTGTGTAACTGTGATCTTCTTCTTTAAATATAATGCTCATAATTCACCTAATTTATCTTCATCTTTTTCACTCATTAAAGCTTTCCATTCTCCTAATGGACAATCTGCAGATAGTGCTCTAGTTTTAAAAGCTAATGAACATCCGCATTCATTGCAGCAAGGTCCTGTTCCTGGAACTTCACACTTGTTACCTTTGCTAGGACATTCATTGCAAATAACCATTCTTTTAGCAGATACTGATTCTACAAATTCATCTCTAATTGTAGCATTCTTAATACCTTCGTAAATCTGTTTTCTATTTTTCCAAATCTTTTTTAGATCCATTTTTTTCTTTTAAAAATTCTTGTTTTCTAAGCTTTTCAGATTCTATTTGTTCTTTTATAGAATATAAAAATTCAATCTTTTCTTCCAACATCTTCTTATTATAGTATGCTGAATAAGTTGATGTATCATGATTTACTAAATACTTTTCAAATCTGGGAATTGCTTTACTAATGGCATACTCTCTAGCTGCAAATACACCTAAACCTGTTATATTAATTCTTGGGTGATATAATTCTGTTAGCAGAGTTCTTACATTTTTATAATAAAAATCAATAAGATCTTCTACTAGTTGTTTAGGTTGATTGTTTCTTCCAGATATTTCTTCATATAATAATCTAGCCTTTTTTGGTTTCATTTACCTAGAAATTTATAATCTAAGAAAATAGTACCATTTGTTTCTATCTTAATATTATCATCTATAGAAACTAACTTTTTATTTTTTGCGTCTTTTTTAATAAGATTATTTTTAATGCATTTATTAATACAATTTCTCACAGTTTGTTGAGATTTAAAAATCTTATGCTCCTCAGATGCATCATAACAAAAATAAGTAAGCTCTATAGGACCTACTGTACTTAGTAATGTTAAACATTCAAGATCAGAATCACTCACTGTTATTTTGTTTATATAACAGTGAGTGAGTAATTGAAACTTAATAATGTCTTTTTTAGACATTACAACTTTTTTCTGAACCTGTTTAACTACAGCCATTATGCCTCTTCTTTTCTCAAGACTCTCTTTTTAGGAGCTTTAGGAGCTTCTTGTTGTGGTTCTTCTTCAGGTTCGCTCATCATCATACCAAATTGCATTTGAATTTGAGCTCTTTTAAATCTTATTTCATCTATTTCAGAAAGAGCTTTTTCATACTCATACTGAGCTTTTAAGTAAGGCATTGATTCTGTATAGAATTTTAGCATTTCTTCTTTTCTTTCTGCTAATTCTTCTGGTGATAATTCTTGTTGGTTTTCCATTTTTTTTTATTTTA